TAACCAAGGACTTAATTTCGTTTTGAAATTGATTAACGAATTGTTGAATCTTCGACTTTTTATCTGATAACTTGGACTGCTTGGCTTGGAGTCCTGATTGGTTTTCTTCGATGAAAAGAGAGTCTTCTGAGTTTTGAGTTTGTAACTCAGTGATCTCGCTTGAAAGTTTTTGTATTTCATTTTGTTTACCTTTAATATTCTCGTCATTAATCTCTGTGACTTCACGAATATATTTCTTTTGTAGTCCTACTTTCTCACTAATTAAATCTAAGTTAAATCCTAAATCTTTAAGTTGTTCTTTGAGCAATGCATTACGTTCTTTTAGAATGCCACTCATCTTAGAAAAGATATTAATATCTAATAGATCCTCAATCACCTCACGTCTATGTGCTGCTGGTAATTGCATAAATGGAATAAATGAACTCGAACCAAGTACTACAATCTGATGAAATGATTTGTGATTGAGTTTAAGAATGTTTTGTTCTAATAGCTTTTGATAATCACGAGCATGTGCTTCTTGATTAATAGCTTTATCATTTTGATATATCTCAAACTTACCAGGTTTGATACCACGGTGAACTAGGTACTTATTATTACCAATACTAAATTCTACTTCAACAACACAATTCTTACCATTGATTGAATTAATAAGTTGTGGCTTCTTAATATCTCTATGAGCTTTACCAAATAAAGCAAATGACAATGCATCTAACATTGTCGATTTACCTGCACCATTTGATCCTACAATAAGAGTTGATGGTGAACGATTTAATTGTACTTCAGTAAACTTATCACCAGTAGATAGAAAGTTTTTCCATCTTACCTTTTCAAATATAATCATACTATTTCCATATTAGATGCTTCAACATATAATGATCGCATAATACCTTTAATTTTATCTTTATCTAAATCTGTCTCAACATTATCTACATAACCATTCAATAGCTCAGATGTATCTTCAACAGATATACCTTCATCATCAACATTTGCACCAGTAAACTCATCAAACGTTTCTGCTATCTTTAAATCATGCACACCAAGTTGATTGATACGATCAATTAATCTATCAAATACAAATGGGTTTTCTCGTTTCTCAACGATAACCTTTACAAACTTGTCTTTTAAATGACTTACATCTATACTATTATAATCTATATTCGCATCATTGTACATGATTTTTTCGAAAATAGTTTCTGTATTATGTACTGGTTTAAGTTCTCTTGTATCTGTATCAAGGATGTGGAAGTATTTATGATCATGGGCATCAGCCCAAGTAAATTCCATTTGAGATCCAAGATAGTGAATATTATCACGAGATGATTTAGTATGAAAGTGACCTGATAGAACCATTTCAAATCTATCAAATAATTCTGTACCCATACCATGAGTATTCTTTACACCTTTCATCATATCAAAACCAGTTAACTCAAGATGTGCACCAAGAATAGGAGCTTTACAGTTTTGAATAAAGTTTGTGTATTCGTGATAGTTTTGATTATTAATCCATGGAACAAGAGCTATATCAAGTCCATCATAATTCATTACTTTGGGTTCCATTATAATGTTTATTTCATTCATATAATGACCCATTAACTCTTTTAATGCACAGAGCTCATTGGTATTTTTGTAATAAACATCATGGTTACCTGGAATAATATCCATTGTAATACCATATTCACGTAGCTTATCTAAGAAATGAGCACGATTCTCATTGAGTGCTTTAAAGTTAACATACTTACGATGGTCATAATAATCACCAAGATGTAAGATTTGTTTTATATCATTCTCAATTAGATAAGGGAAAAATACATTTTCGTAAAATCGTTTTTGATATTCAATGAAGATATCTGACGAATTACGAATACCACAGTGTGTATCGTTTAATATCGCAATCTTCATAAATTAACCCATGAATAGTTCAAGACCTTTTTTCTTAGCTTCTTTTATTTCTGCTTTCTCTTGTTTAGCAAACTCTTTGATCTGATCATCATGAGCTTTCACTTGACCAATACGTTGTTTAAGTTCATCAACAAACATTCGTTCTACATCACCAGCATCGTTCTCATCTACATAAGCAATAAGATCTTCGATACCAGCTTTCTCGATAAATTTAAACTTAATATCTTGTTGTTTCTTTTCTTTTGCAATACGTCTTAGAAATGCATAATAACAAATCTGTGTAAAGTAAGCAAAAGCATTTGGATTACCTGTTCTTGTTGCTGCTTCAATATTATAATTGAGAATAGCTTTTAAACAGTTTTCAACTGCATCCATAACCATCTCTTCACGATAGGTATATCGAATGAAATTTGATTTATGTGATAAGCCTTCAGCGATCTTTAGAAAAGATGTAGCAACATAATCTGGTATTTTTGGTGTAACTTTACCTGATTCTTTTGCTTCGTTATAGGCTTTGACATGTTCAACAACAGCAAATGAGAATTCTCTGTTATTGACGTAATGAGGCTTTTCTTTAGCTTTCATTATTTAAACTCCTAGTATATTTTTATAGTGCATCCTTATTATTATACACTATATCTAAGGAAAAGTACATGTTTATTTAATAATAGACCTACTATTTGTGTTAGTATTATTTTAAAAAAAGCATGTACAAATTCAAAAAAGTATGTTATAATATTATTATCCTGCCAGGGAAGAGGAAGGATACCATTATTTAATGTACTGAACCACCACCTGATTTAAGTTTGGCATAATCATAGGCCGCTTCAGCATCACCAAATTCATCTTCATTAAAGTCGGTGATAGATGTACGATCATACTCTAAACACCATTTAATATATGATTCTTTCAATTCATTATTTACCTCTGCTTGGGATACGATATGAGCTGGGGATATAGAAACAATATCATCTTTAGATACTGGCATCCAATCCATAAAGTAGACACGTTGTCTGTCAACATCAACGTTTTCTGAAACTAATGATAAAGGTCTTTCCATAAGAATAAAAGACGTCTTTTTATCAACACCTGTTATTAGACCTATAACATCTTCACCAGAAGTTAATTTAAACTGTCTGATATTTAGATCGTCATAGACATCTAATTCTGTTGTATCTTTAATTGTTGTCATATACATTATTTATACTATATCCTAATTTCATGTATTTTAAATTTAAATTTCTCTTTACTGTATATTTTTATTCTTTCTGCCGCATGATTGAGAGTAAAATTTTTTCGTGATTTCCAATGAAGGTCATCTGCGATATCGTACAGTTTGGTTGCTCGTCCATCATCTGATTTACGCAAGCCTCTTCCGATAGATTGAAGGATTTTAATTTGGGATTTACTTGGACTAGCAAATATAATGTTGTGAAGATTCCTAATATTAACCCCTGTACTAAAAGTCCCAAGGCTAGCAACAATAATAGCATTTTTTTCATTTTCTGTAATCCTTCTCACATCTTCTCGCACATCTGTTCCTGTTTCACCAGAGACATAAAAGATTTTTCTTCTTTTGTGTGCTGAATCAGATATCATATTAAATAGTGGTTTACCATGTTTTTCTACATATTGGAATAAAACAAGTGTATTACCGTCTTGATCTAAAGCTAAGTTTGTTATAAATTTATTTCGTTTTTCGTATCGTACAATATAATCAATCTCATCTTGGTATGTAGCTTTAGACATCGCTCTACAAATTTCGTCGTCGTATTTCATAAGTACTACATCAATATCAAGATCAGCAAGTGATCCTTTATCCATTAATTGTTTTGTTGTAGTAACATAATAAGCTGGTCCAAATAATCCTTCAAGTACAAGTTTATGCGTTTGTGTCCCGTCTAATGTACCTGTTGTACCGAATCGATACTCAGCTTCGACTAATTTAGTTAATATAGATGTTAATGATTTAGCTTTAAAGTTATGCGCTTCATCACCAACAACAAATCCAAAATCTTTAAACCATGAACCTGGTAATTTATAGATTGATTGCCATGTTGTTATAATAACTCTTTGTGTCGTTATCTTCTCTCTTCCTGCATATATCTTATGACATGTTTTTTGTGTATCAAAATTATTATCAAATTCAGAATAATCCGCAAAATCAGAATACATTTGTTCTACAAGAGATGTAGTAGGAACAATAATAATTGCCTTCTTATCACTATTCTGTAAGAAATATCTCAATAAAGAATAAATGATCAGAGATTTACCAGAAGCTGTAGGTGATACTAATAAACCTTTTCGTTCAGATAATCCATGGTGTATTGCTTCAAGCTGATAATCTCTTGGCTCAATCTTATCTCCTTTTACAGTAAGATTAAGATCATTCATATACGACATGTCAATTGGTTGCTGTGAATTCGGTAAACCATAGAAGTTATTATGTTCAACTTCAATAGTATAATTACGACCTTCAACACCTGCAAACTCTTCTAGATATTTGTATAGTCCTGCATAAAGTTCTTTCTTTCGTGTATCATATAAACGTATCTTACCATCCCAAAACTTATTCTTATAAGCTGGCATAAATTTATAACCTGGAACATAGAACGTAAAGAAGTCACATAGTTCGTTTGCCACAGATGGCTCGCAATCTACATGTAAGAATGCATGATTCTTTTTCTTTACTTTAATTATATCCATTATACGCCTGAGGTAAACTTACGCCATTCGATCATATTTTTGATCGTCTGATGTCTCCACTTAATGTTTTGCATTATTTCTTCTAAAGTATCTATTACTGTTTTCAAGTAATCGATTTGACCTTTAGCGGCTATGATATGATCATCTGAATCATAATAGAAATCCATATCACCTTTGAGTGGTTTACTTAATCCATTAAATGGATCATATTCCCAACCAAAAGCATCTATCTCAGCTTGTGATAGTTTTCCATTATAGTAAAGCCATTTGTTCTTCAATAGAATATTGAACTCAGCTTCTTTCTTTTTGAGTTTCAGTTTATTAACTGATAAAATATCTAAATATTTTGAATGCAACTTAGCTGCATCTTTTGAGGCTGTGTCAAGATTAATCTCATCTATCTCAGAATCTCTATTCCACATCTCAAGTATTTTTTCTAAATCCATCATATATTATTCACCATTATACTATTTGCATAGTATATTATACCATATTTTAAAGTATTTTGAAATAAGAATATTCAAAAACTACATTTGCAACTAAATATTGTACGTCTGTTATAGTTGTGTCAAAAGGTAAAGAGCTTAGATCTGTAGGATGTGCATCCACAAATTGAATCTCTTTTATTACATTATTATGAGATGACATAATCTGTAATGTAATATCTCGGGTTTTACGAACGCCTGCATCTTTTTGATTAACCATACCAAGCATCCAATCATGAATCTCTGTATAGTTAACAAGATACTCATCAACAAGAAATGTTACTTCAAATGGTGCATAAACTGCTTTGTCTGCAGCTTGATAAATGTTTCTTTGAGGTGTATTAAATTGTGCACCACTTACATTCATATTTGGCAATGAGGCCATTTGAATAGTATATTGAGCATTCTTATACTTTAGTTTATCAATTAATAATTTAAATCCAGCAGGATTCACATAGTTTAATTGACTAATCTGAGTAGAAGTTGCTTCGTCTTTAAAATTAATCGTTTTAGTATATGGCATTCAAATTTCTCCTTATACTTCTATTTATACAAGAAAAAGGGGACCGAAGTCCCCTTTTAATTACCGTTACGTTATTAATAACGATCTTAGAGATTACTCACCTAAGATGTTGTTAACAGCGAAAATACGATAGTATTGGTTGCCACGATTAGAACCAGTATCGTTACCAGGATTAGTACCAACGAATGGATTTGCAACCATTCCGTAACGAGTTTTGAAACCAATCTTAGGTTGGAAAGTATTCTCACCAACCGCACGAACCATAGTTAATGGAACGTATGGACAATAGAACATACCAGCGTCATAAGGATTAGTACCACGATATCCAACAGTAACATAGTTAACAGTTGCATATGGATCGATGTAAACCTTAGTACGACCATTAAGAACACCAGCAAAAGTATTACCAGTATCATCTACGTTCAAGTTAGTTGAAAGAGCTGGAGTGTAGTCTAGAAGACCAGCTGCAACTAGAGCAGAAGCTACGTCTGAAGAACATAGGATGAAGTTACCTTTTCCTCTACGAGTTTCTTTAGCAATAACGTTCGCTTCTCTTTCGATTTGAACGATAAGACCTTTGTACTTCTCAACTGACCAACGACCATCAGCATCAGCGTTAAGATCGAATACACCACCTGCAGTACCAGTAGTACCGTCGACGTTAGCAAGATCACCTTGCTGTGCACCAAGCTTAGCTTTAACATTGATAGTTCTAATAACTTCTCTGTTGATCTCAGCAAGGATTTCAGCAGAAAGGATATTAGCTAGTTCAGACTCAGCATCTAAACCGTGGATAGCTTTAAGATCTTGAGCTAGTTCCATTGTGTACTCAGCTTTAAGAGCTCTTGATTTAGCTGTTACAGTAGCTTTTTCGATTGAGAAAGCCATTTCAGCGAAGTCACCAGCTGGAGAACCAGAACCTAGTGCTTCAGCATCAGCTGTAGATAAACCAGTACCAGGAGCGTAGTCTACGTCATCTGGAGTACCGTCAGTATCAGCAGCAAATGGATCAGAAGATGTAGTTACTGTGTTAGACTCACCAGAGAATGAAGTATCAGCTTCATTAAATAGAGCTTCAGTACCGCCTTGTGAAGTATACTTAGACTTCATTGCAAAGATAAGACCAGTTGGACCAGACATTGGCTGAACACCAGCTAGATCGTATGCAACCAAGTTAGGCATAGCACGACGTACTAATGAAATTAGGATAGGATCCCAGTTTGAAATATTACCTGTACCGCCAGTAGTAGCGTTAGCAGGAGCTGCCTCAGTTAGAGAGAAGTTAGATTGAGCGCGCTCTTCAGCTAGTGCTTTTTCTGTGTTCTCTAGAACAGCAGCAGTTACGGACTTACGATAGTTGTCCTTAAATTCAGGAGCTTCAGGAGCATCCAATACTGGCTGCCACTTCTCCATTAAATTTTTGTCTGCGTTAAACATTTTTAAATTCCCCTATAGAAATTAATTTGATGATGAATTTTTAATAGCCTGTAAATATCTAGCCATTGAATCAGAATAAGAAATTTCTTCCTCACCTTCTGATACAGTAGCGTCAACATCTTCAGTAACTACTTCAGTTTTCTCTTTAAAATATGACTCTTTGATAGTTTCTACTTTTTCAATAAAAGCATCAACATCATCGAAATCAACGTCTTCGGCTAAAGACTTAAGCTTCTCAGCTTGTGCTTCAGAAAGACCAACAGCTGCATCGCGAACGATTGACTCACGAACTAATTCCTTATGCTCAGCATAAAGTTCAACATTAGCTTGTGTAGCTTCATTAACTTGCTCTTCTAGATCTTCGATCTTCTTAGTCATTTCATCAACTAAATCGATCTTAGACTCAGGAACTTCAATATAGTGCTCTTCGAACACATTCTGAAGTGACTGCATAAAGCTCTCAGCAATCTCTGCTCTTAGACCAGATTCTACTGC